CGATGGAGTCGACCATTCTGATACCATTCCTTCGTTCCATCGACTCCTTCATATGCCGGACCGTCTTCTCGGTGGAATCGATCATCCTGATTGTACCAGAAACGATCGCCACTATCAAATACCTTTACTGTATACGCAATCATCTTCTTTCTCCTTCTTCGTTCCTAATACCATTCTTTTAGTTGATATAGAAACGATTGTCAAGAGGAGAAAATCAGTCAAACCATCTTCCGTTGGACATGGTTATCAGTGCCCTAGATCCATTTGAATACAATATTGCATTGGTATGAGCCCACGATGACAATCCACGATTATATCCCATATCTAATTTAGAGTTAGTACCAACGCACATATGGCCGTCAGTAATTGATGGAGAATGAGTGTGTCCTGTGATTGATTTTGGACCCATCTTCGAAAAGGCAGAAGCAGAACCCCTAGCACCGTTTGCCCCATAATGTCCATGGATTGCTAGTTCGGTATCAAGTATCTCCAAAGATTGGTCTTCAGGGATAAAATGGAGATTTGATTCTCTGACTCCCAAGTTCCTCATCACTTTCTCGAACAGGAATACATCATCATTAGATTTTAGCGATCTAATGTACTCGAGCTCACACTCTAACCAAAATTCGTAATTTTCGGGATCATATTTCGCAGTATCGCACTTCAGCCACTTTATCAAAGCATTGTCATGGTTAGATTGAATGACATAATCTTCGCAATCAAATTCGGCGATAGTATTCAAAAACTCACACGCCGACTTAAAGTCATTCTTGACGTTGTCCGCCGAATTGTGATAAGAAGCAAATCTAAAATGATGATCATAGATATTGTGATGATTCCTGGCGCTAAAGTCTAACAAATCGTGAAACACTCGCCGCTTAGGATTCAGTGTCTTCTGTAATGAGTTTGTGTATTTTGACCAAGTAGATCGGTATACATCAGGATCAATTTTCTCAATGTGGATGTCGCCATGAACAAGAACTTCTGGTCGATGCCCTTCTTCTACAACACCATTGGAAACGTATCTATCTAAATCATAGAAGCTGCCATCTTTCAAGTCTGTAGCATGAATGTGCCTACAAAAGAAAGCACCATCTGGTGCTACGCTAACTACCAAGGCCGCAATCTGATGATGGAATTCCGCTTTGATGCCCGCTTTCTTCCTAACATAATTTGGCAACGTAATAGCACCGGTAGTCATTATCTGTTTAGAGACGGTATGCTTCATGGTAGCAATTGATTTCAATTGCACCTTAGCATGTGGGAATATACCCCATTTATCCTTAGTATAAGATTCCAGTCCAGACAGGGGCTGAACTGCCGTAGGCATGGTATTCATTTCTGCACAAAAGAGAATGTTTTCTCCTAAAGCAACTCTATCATAGACTATGTAATCTTCAATCCTCTCATCATACCACACCTCATTGCTTGTGGTATTTGGGTCTTTGAAAAGCTTGAAGCTGTAAGTGAATGGGCCGATGAGAATGTCTGCATCTAGAAATTCTGCATACGCATTCAGGTTATTCCAGAAGTCTTCGTGGATTTTAGTCTTGTCTTGCGCAGAGCTAATAATGAAATGTCTAACTTCCGTCTCTGCTTTGTGTTCTATTACTTCTAGAGGATTTGTAGAAGATAGGTATTCTTGTTTTTCCTTTAACAATTTTCTTCGAAATGTGGTCTTAGGTATTCCCAGTTCCTTCGCAGCAGCGGCAATAGAGCCAAACTGCTTGACGGCATTATACAATTCCATATTGTTTCCTTGTTAAGCACAGTATGCTTTGATAGAAGAAATTAGGTCTTCCATATCGTCTACCATCTTGATTGAATAGCGATTACATACTATTTGAACATTGCCTCTTCTCCAATAACCTGGAGGGCAACAAACAACTACTTTTTGAGGTGAACCCGCACACAAACCAAGTTCCAAAAGAGTGATTGGTGCCGGGCCATCTGGATCAAAGTAGAACACGACCATATCAACTGATTCGATATGCCCTAATTCCCATATTACCTGTTCTTTGAATTTTTCGTTTGAAATATCTTGGACCCAAGAAGAATCCCAGTCGTCTCTTCTAGGATTGAATATAGTGATGTTGGTGTCAGATAAAGCTTGGGTAATCTTATCCTGCCAATTCTCGGCTTTACCCATATCAATGCTTCCAGCCAAAAATATTGTCCATTCATAATCCGGACAATATATCTCTGGAGCCTTAACTAACTTCATTTCACCACCTTCACTTCTTATCCAAGCAGTTCAGCGATTTCTGCGACTGTCAACTCCTTGGCCTTCGAAGTTCGACGATTGAATTCTTCTTCTGTCATCTTTTCGCCGTTTAGAAACCAGGATTTCGCTCCATCAGCATACTCAATCGCCGGCCCATCTTCTCGGTGAAGATGATTATTTCGATACCAGAACGATCCATCGGCCCATTCAATTGCTGGGCCATCTTCTCGATGAAGATTGCCGTTCAACCACCATTCCTTCGTTCCATTAGCCCGCTCAATTGCTGGGCCGTCTTTTCGGTGGAGGCGATTATTTTGATACCATAATTTCGTTCCATCTACCGATTCAACCGCCGGGCCATCTTCTCGGTGGCGTTGATTGTTTTGGTTGTACCAGGAACGATCGCCATTAACAAACACTTGTACTTTATATTCGATCATTTCATATCCAACCAATTATTAGCACAATCCATCCATACTATCTCTATGTCATTAAGATGTTGACCTTCTCGATATTTCTTCGAAAGCTCACAATATTTAGCCTCAATTTCTTTGACGCTAGAATTTTCAGTAGGTAGCTCAAACATTTCAATTTCAAGCATTGGTGTCTCCGTTACTATTTGTTGAAATGTAACATAAAACCATCACATTGTCAAGAGTGCTACCAACCCCCAAATGAGCCAAAGAATAACAACAGGAATCATGAAAATGAAGATCAGCATGATAGATACTGCCATTACTATACCGTAATCATCTGGTCCATCTGACATAGGCCAAGACTTATATAATGCCCATGACATAATGATAGTGAATAGAATGGGCACCCAAATGAATGTCATTTCTTACCTACCGTATATTTTGAAACAAGTGTCCAATCTTCCTTTTCATGAAAAGGAATAATCTTCAACTGATTCATAGGTATTTCCATATTAGACTTATGTGGATCGACTAATTCCAAAAGTTCCCATTCATCAAGCAAATTTGCGATTGTATTTCGACGCTTAACATCTTCTTGGGTTAGAGTAGAATCTTTTCCATCCAAAATGAACATCTCTTTGAAATGTGTGATGTAATACTTGCCCCTCTTATGTAAGATATGGCAAGATTGATATAAGGTATTATCTTTCTTGCCGGCAACACCCATTCTGGTCAATGTTTCTTTAATCTTGAGGAAATCTGATTGATTCTTAAGTCTTACTTCAATAAAATTATCTATTACATTCATTGCTTCCCGCCCTTGTCGGTCTTAATCCTTATTTCATCTAGTTGTTCTTTTGTTAGGATCGACAGGGCTTGTTTCGCTAGAGTATGGTTATACTTGTAATATTCTGAAACTAACTTTATGTCATCCGTCCGCTCAATAGGAACTTTCTTCCCATCATATTTAGTTCCTTTGCGAATTGAATGCAAATAGTAGTGATAGTTCCATTTGGCAGGGATGTTAGGCAATCTGGCCATTTCGTGTGCATACAATATACCAGATGGTGCCTTTGATATTTGCCGATTGATTATGAACGGTTCGTATTCTTGTTCCGATTCACCATCAACCCAAAGATCTTTCTTATCTTTAAGGATATCGTTTAGATAAGACCAATCAATCTTTGCCATGTGTTCTTTGTCTCAAAAATTCAGTAGAAGCATCCCAAAAATCGCCGCACTCACTACATACTTCCATCGTAATGATGCCAGATGCAGAATTGATTCGAAGTTCGCTCATTGGTTCGTCTTTCTTTAGCTTCCTGCCGCAACCATTGCATTTTTTACCAAACAAACTCATAGAAAATCGCACTCTAACATTATCTCTGTTAGGCAAGCAACAATATTGATTTCTTTGTCTGCTACTTGACCATCATAGAATTGATATTTGCCTAAAATCAAAACCAACATGGGAATTGAATTCTTGTTCAAATATTGGCTTGCTGTGTCATAAAGATCTCTAAACAAAGACGCAGAATCAACATCTACATTCTCAGATGCCCATTTACGCACATCGGTAAACTTCTTTTCTTTCAAGAAGCCCATGAGTGTTTTTAGAGTCGTCTCACTAAAATTGGCAAGAATTCCAGAATCGATTTTTCCAGTAGCAGAGTATTGCTGCAATTCGTTTAAGACTCTCCGCCAATCTGGATAGTACTTGACGATCAATTCACCTACTACCGTTTTATCAAACTCTATATTCTCGTCTTGCAAGATTGAACACATTCTTTTCAAGAACTTCAAGCTTAACGCAGGCTTATCTGATTTCTTAATCTTGAAGTCAACCTGTGACAATCGCGATCGCAGGGGCTCGATAATTTTGTTTGGGAAGTTGCAAGTAAAAATGAATCCACAATTCTTGGAATATTCTTCGATGAAATTCCTAAAAGCTGGCTGAATATGATTGGCCACAAGACCATCAGCTTCGTCGACTATTACGTATTTTCGTCCACCTGTCAACGACATACTAGATGCAAATCGTTGAACATCGTTCCTCAACAAATCTATAGACCTGTTCAATGATCCGTTAATGATAATGTAATCGGCACCGATTTCTTCCAACATCGCTCTAGCGATGGTAGTTTTCCCTGTTCCAGGCGGCCCAGTCAAAAGCAAATTCGGAACATTCTTATCTTGGACAAATTGTTTGAATCTGTCTTTCACGTCATCTGGTAAGATGGTATCGTCGACTGTCCTAGGACGATATTTTTCTACCCATAGATATTCTTCCATGATATATCCTTACTTAGGGAATTCACTCCCACTTTCAACCGCTACCCAATATGATATTTCATTCCCATCAAATTGCGCCAATCCCTTAGAGCAAACAGTGACTTTGTAATCGTGTGGTAGAAGACTTAGATTTTCAGCCAAGAAATATAACTTGAACTCTAAATCAGTCTCACCAACATCAATAAAGAAGTTAGACGACGTCTTATCTTTAGAATTACACGCAACAACCTTAACTCGTTCCCCATCGCCAACGAACGCAATCTCTGGCATTCTGAGAACTCCCAATGCCTTCTTTACCTTTTCAAAATCTTGATTACTAAGATCAAATTCCACATCAACCGATGGCAGTTTCACATTCTTTTCGGGAGGATTCAAAATCAACGAAGGATCGCTACAATTGAAAGACATTCCCGACTTTTCATCTGCTACTTTAATGACTTTTGATGTTACTTCCAATTCCGGATCACTGAATAATGACAGTGCGCTCAAAAGCATATTCATATCATAGATAGCAAATCCAATCTCAATCTCATCGGAAATAGTAGCAGATGCTAACACTGCTTTAGATTGCGAAATTGTTCTGATCGTGTTTCCAGGACGAAACACCATAGACTGGTTAATGCTAGCGAAGTTCTTAAGAACTTCATATTCGCCATTAGTAAATTTCATAATATATTAATCCTCACTCTTTCTTAATTCAATATAATACTTCTCTCCTGGAACGAAGAATCCAGCAGTTTCAGATGAAACTAAGCCAACATCAAATACTCCATACGGAGTATATTTGAAGAACTTATCATTTTCCTCAGAACCACCTGTTACAGGAACCAACTTTACTTGGGCTCCATTTTCGTTGTGTGTCACATGTTCACATTTGAACTTACATAATACTGTATTCATTTCACTTTTTCCTTGTATTAGAATCGCAGGTTGCAGAAGCACCTACTTGAGCTAGATCTGCCAAAGATCCACCAAATGTATATGTGCCAATATGTTGTAGTTGAATCCAAGGTAGCAACCAAACCTTCAGTCCAATATTTCTCACCCATTGGCAAAACATATAATCTTCTGAGAGATATCTTTTACTATACTGCTTGCTCGTTATATTAGGATCTTTGGAAAAAGTCAAGATATCTTCATGTGTTGCACTTGGATTTTTATCCAAGAACCAAGCGAGCTCGTGTTCAAAGTATGCTCTTTTGCCATCAATTGGACAATCAAAGAATGCGACGATTTCTCTACTGCCATCGAAATGTTCAGTTCTAAAATGATCGGGCTTGTAATGCTGGTATTGATAATGATCAGCAAACTTCTCTAGAGTGTTTCTGCGGATCATCATAAAGCCTGTGCCTGCTTCAAGGATTTCCGCTGGCTGACCCAAAGGAATTTGATTCTTACCGTCTGCAGGATTGAAAACATAATCACCGACAAACTTTTCTAGATCATTAGGATTATCTTCAGCGAAACCTTTATATACCGCAGTTTTAATCTTTTCCCATGCGATGGTCTTTTTTGGATAAGGAGCACAAATGACATCATACTGATCATCTTCTGGATTAGAAGACTGCAATGCCAACATATGAATAACATCTTTCGGATTGAAGCAAATATCTGCATCGATGAATAGCATATGAGTGTCACCAGATCTTAAAAACTCGTCTGCCGCATAATTTCTGGCTCTAGGAATCAACGATTCGTTGGTAATCATGTAGATGCGTAATTGAATACCATAATGTGTGCAGATAGCACTCAAATCACTTAGGGATCTAGCGAATGCACTAGTACACTGCCCTCCATAACAAGGAGTAGCAACAAAAAGTCTTTTGTTCTTGATTTCAGGTGTTACTTGGATAGTAAAGGTCATTCATTACCTGTCTTATCTGCTCTCGCAATTGCAGCAGCGTCTGAATACTTTTCATCATATCTTTTTTTGAGCTTAATCATGTTATACTCAATGACTTCTTCACGAGTAACACCAATCGCAGTTCGAATTCCCTGACAATAGAACTCAATATCCCCGAGCTCCTCAATGATGTTTTCTCTGTCTAATTCTTTCTTATAGATTACGTGCTTCTTGACAGCATCCAAAAGTTCACCGCCTTCTCCAGCAGCGCCAGTAGCTAAATGCCAAAGATTAGCTTCTTCTGGTGTGATACTCTTGGCAATGTCTTTACCGGGCTTGACTAATGCACTTACAAATTCTTCATATGAGATCATACTTATTCCTTAATTTTCTTCGGTCTACCAGGACCACGCTTTACTGGGACAGGCTCTTGTACTTGAACTGGAGCCAAATCCACTAAATCCAAGACTTCTTGCTCTAGAAGCTCTATGCCAACACCTAACAGCGCCACGCTGCAAAACACATTCATTAAGAAGTAGGTTCTATCATTTCGTTGATATGGAGTCGTGTTGATTACCACACCATTCCGGAGGAAGATTGGAATGAGGTTTCCTTCTTGAAACTCATCGACTTCAATTTCATATACTCCAGGTTGTAGCGTATACACTCCATCATTTGATCGTTTGAATGGAGTTGTTGGTATTTCTTTGGTCTGATGGCTAGTTAGTATGAAAGGATCATTTACTAACCGGTTGATTTGGGTTATTTTCATTGACGTCCTCATAGTGCATCATAAGTAAAAGATAGTGAATAGCTTTCAGGAGATCTTTGCGATTCTTCCCTGCTTTCTTGCCATATCTGGAGGTGTATTTTAGAACATTACCTCGAAGGAAATCCTCGCCGGTATCAAACTGGCTCATGATAAATTCCACTACTTGGATTTTATTTCCGGTAGAATAATGTTCGTTATATGTCTGGAGAATGTAGTCTTTAACTTCGTTTAGTATTACGATTGCTTCATCTTTATTCACGTAAGTTGATCCATATACAAATGTGGTTTTTCTGAAATGCGAAGACGTATTCGTTCTCGGACGATATCGTTATCTGCTTCGGTTGGAGACCAATCTCCATACCAAAGGCTCTCGAATCCTTCTATGTATTTAGCTCGTGTTCTATCCGGATTATAGCCTCTTCGCCCCATTTCGTCTGCTAGTAAGTAAAATCTTTTCAACAGATAGCCTAGCTTATCGTAAAAGAACGACACATGTCCTTTGTTCAAAGTAAAGACCATAGGAATGTTCTTTAAGATATCATCTGGAGTTCTTGTTCGCAGACTTCTAGCTAACGAAGAAGGAACCATCGTTATTTCTCGGAGCTCTGCTACTAGATGTGCTCGATGGAGTTCTCTAGGGGGAATGCCGGCATTAACTCTGGTCAAAAGAAATTCTCCAAACTCGCCTTAGGGCCATTAACTTTCTTCTTTGCTTTGTCTGCAGGAGCAAACTTTTCAGAATATTCATTATAATGATCATCTAACACACTGTCAAGCGAAGATCCTTCTCCTTCTCGCTTGACTGCAGAAGAAGATAGGAATCCGCCTAATTCTTTCATATAACGATCATAATCTTCTTTGGTTTTTACTTCAACGAGGTATTGGTGTGAGTTACAATCTCTTTCCCTGCATAACTTCTTGTATGCAGATTTCTTTTCCATTGCCTCTTCTAATCTTCTTGTCAGATGAAAAACCGACACCATGCAACTAGCTATCATTATTTCATGGAAGATGTGCAGATTGTGCTCTCCGTTTTTTGTGATGAAAGCATCTCTGTTATATGTGAATGTATCAGCAAATGTATCAAAATCTGCTAGTATATTGAAATAGTCGTTGCAGTAATTATACAATCCAAATAACCGTTCTCGATTACCTTCACCACATTCTATAAATTTACATGCTTCACTCAAGTATCTACGCTGTGTTACTGAAGAAGAATGGGTGGTTGAATCATAAGATATGAGCATATCATCTAATAGTCCAGAATGCATGAAGCCCAACACTGGAAGCATTCTAGTAGGAGATCCTACTCCAAGAAGATGTAGTTTATGCTTCCATTGGTCAGGGGCAGGGCAATTAGCGAAAGAATAAATTCGTTCAATATCTTGTAGTTCACCTGATCCAGAAGAAGTAGCCGCGAAAGACATTCCTCCAATTTGTGGATAAAGATCTTCCGGAATTATCTTTACGATTTCTTCGATCCATTGATTATAGGTGTCCATACAATTACCTTGGACAACTATGAATACCTTGGTATCTGTTCCGATCTTTTGGAAGTATTTCGCCTGATCTAAGATGTTGTTTCCTGTTGCTCTGGCTTTTTCTTTAACGAGATCTGGATCAAATTTTCTTCTAGATGCTAAAGCATTGACAGTAGTTGGAATCTCATCGAAGCACATCGCAACACCTGCATACTTGGCTTGCGCCTCATATACCCTTTGTCTAATGCTCGCATCTGCTTTCATTTTTCTAGTAATGATTTGTAGTCCACCACTATCTGCGTGCATTGGTGTTCTAAAATGCTTTCCTGCCGCCATGTTCCTTCCATTTGGTACTTCGGTGAAAGCATTATATAGGGCCGTGATATTATGATGTTGAAGCATATCGGTAGTCTTATCTACTACATTTCTTATCAAAGTAGCAGCAGGATCAATAGTAGCAGATGCAAGCGTAATTCTGCAATGTGCTGCACCACTCAACACATATTCTAAACGATTATTCATATTGAATACCTATCTCTAATCTGCTCTAAAGTATCGCCTTGATATATCAACTTCAAAGCAGGAATGAGTTCTCTTCTTCGATGGAAATCATAATGACTATCGTCGTTGGTGATCTCTGCATCAACAATGTCTCTTATAATTTTTCTATTTTCTTCTGCTGTCCATGGATTGACTTCATATTCTTCTGAAAGGCCAGTTTGCATAAAGATACCTGCCCTTCGCAGACAAACACCACACGTTCCACATTTCAAATGTTTACCACTCATACACGATGAGGATTCAACAACCTCTTTTGAATATCCTAATTCTACAGCTAATTTCACGACGTCTAGTTTATCCATTCCTGCATCGACGAAAGGATATACTAACTTAACATCTTTCTTAAAAGGAGCAAGGGTATAAGATAAAACGTCATTGACCAATGTTCTAAAGGTCTCATTTTTGTCTGTTGCGTGTTGATGTATCTCACCTAAAAGGGCACCAAGCCAAATTTCATCTGGTAAAAATTTACATGCAGCTAAAACAGCAAACATCAAATTCCTCCCCGGAATGAAAATATTGTTCATTCCGTTACCTTCTTTGTCGACTCCTTTAGCAGCAAACCAAGACATATCGAACACCTGAGTGTCATCTTCAAGAGCTTGTTTCTCTTTCCAGTTATAATCATGCCCAATGTCAAAGTATATCTTGGTCACATCATAACCAAGAATTTCTGCCATCTTGACCATTACTAATGAATCAAGCCCACCAGAATTTAGAATCACCACTTTCTTCATTACTATCTTTCATTTCGAATACTTGTTTGGGGATTTGGCAAGAATCCATGAATCCCGACCAATCCAGGTTCTTATTCTTGCCTTTTACTTGGATGCCATTATTTATAAGGATTTCTTTCAGTTTGTCAAACGATTGTTTTCTGTGCTCATCATCTGATACCCACGTGCTCGCAGTCCAACCTAAATCCTTTCTGACACAATTGAGCAATGTGTATGGGAATATGCCTTTTCTACAAGCTTCTATACTAAAAAGAATGTCCTCTCCCATCACTACCTTTCCGTTTGAATCCTTTAGATCTGGATAATATAACTCTACATCGTGATGCTTTTTGACGTTCTTTAGAAATAAACAAGCGCCAGATAAGTTAGCTTGCCTCTTGAACATCAGTTTTGCTCTTAAATCTGTTTCATTTTGTTGGTAAAAATCGCTAAAAGGTGTTTGGGTGGGGTTCAATGGGGCAAACATTCCAACGCCTTTTAGTATCGGCATTTTTCGAAGGACATCAATGATGTTGTCAGAATCGCAGTATTTTTCTCCTTCATATAATGTGATATCGTCATCGACGAAAACACCATAATCTTGTGTTGTGGAATAGAACACCTTTAACAGCTCATTTCTAGCAGGGCCAGGCCTTAATACTGGCCCATTGTTGGTTATATACTTAACCCTAGGATCGAAATCTGTTTCTTCATAATTTTGTGCATATACCAATACGTTTGCTCTAGATACCCAATAATCTAACATCTTACGATGATTGACAATCCTTTTTTTACGAATTGATGCGTCATCAGGGAAGTATGATATGCAATATACAGTATCAATCTCCATACTTTGCGGTACCTTCCCGGAAAAGACCCCAATCTCCTTCCTTTACATTTTCTATCTTCTCCCAAGGAAAGACACACCAATGCTTGGTCTTTATGCCATATACTCCATCATATTCATAATCTGCATCTACTAGTATCGGTGCGAAATCCCATTCAATACCCGAATATGTGGTCATTACTTTCCGGATTAGATCGAATGTTCTCCCTTTAGCGATAAGATCTTCTACAAACAAAATTCTTTTCGGATTAGTAGAAACCAAATGTAAAGACCTTGTTTGCGGAAAAAAGACACCACAGGGAACATTGAATTCTTTAGCGAAAATGGTTGCAGGAGTCAACCCACCTCTTGATATTGCCACAACCTCATCAGGCTCAAAACCTATAGATCTAAATGCTTTAACCATCTCTAAAGAAAGGTCTTTTACTAAATCATAAGTCAAAGTAATCATAGATTGTTCAATCCTAATTCGATTAATTCTTGAAATGTCAAAATCTCGATAGATCGTCTCATTTTCAGTGCAATGGCTTCGGCTTGCATGGGATCAGATTCAACGAAAATGGTTATCATTCTATCGTCATTCAATACTTTAGCCTTATATTCTACCGAGTTAATCAGATCATCATTATCATGATAAATGGTTTGCGGTAGATTATCCTCAAACTCCCTAGTTACGAATTTCATCGTATCTTCTCTATCTATACTTGGACGGCCAGTAATCAAACAATATGGGCCCTTTGGCTTAAACAAAGCCTTTATGCTGTGCGTTCTAAACCTAAGCAGATCATCTAAATCATCTCGTATAATGATATCGGGGCAAAAAACTCCATCTATATCAAATGCAATCATTATTTCACCAACTGCATGAATTCCGCTCTGACAGAAGCATTACTCTTAAAAACCCCGCCCAACTTTGATGTCACTGTCGTTGATGTATTATCTTCTACTCCACGTTGTGCAACACAGAAGTGCTTTCCTTCTGCCAAAACTGCGATATCAGACGTTTCAAGGATGAACTCAAGTGCATGATATAACTGCTCCACGAAACGCTCTTGAATCTGTGGCCGTTGAGCAAAGAACTTAGCCAGTCGATTGAGTTTAGACAATCCTAATACTTTATCCTTTGGTATATAAGCTATGTGACACTTCTGATCTATAGTCACAAGATGATGTTCACAAGAAGATATGCAGGTAATGTTCTTTTCGATAACCATCTCATCATATTTCATCTTGTTCGACACCGCAGTACATTTTGGAAAATGATTGTAATCTAAACCACGAAAGATTTCATCCACGTACATTTTCGCCACTCTAGCCGGTGTCTCTTCTAGCGAATCGTCTGTTAAGTCTAACCCTAAAGTAGTTAAGATTTCCCTTACGTGCTTTTCAATTTTAGTTTTCTTAGATTTAGCGCTTAAAGAATTTTCGATCATTGGAGTTTCAACACCAATGTCGATCAGATAACTTGCTACCTTAATTCCTAATTCTGGATCTACTTTACTCATTAAATATCCTTTTTTGGTCTACCTTTGGCAAAAAGCATATCAGCATTATACACTTCTTCTACTATGGGAATATAAGTTTTGATGTAATCTGTCATCTTTTTGTAAAGAGCATCATACCTTTCTGATCCTATCAATGCTATTTCTTGAACTGATGATGGCAAGGCATCGAAATCCTTGCTGAAAGTAAACTCTTTAGCTTCTGTACATGCAAAGCCTAACGCAACATATAACATCATGAGATCTTGATTGTTTAGGTCTAGCTCTGTTTTCATAGATCAAACAAATCCTCATTCCATTCTCTATGGCCTTCGCGATAGGCCATATTAGCTTGTGTTTCGCGAACCTCTACTCTGAAACACCAAAGCCTTTCAGCCTCTCCTTGCCCGTATGTTTCGGGAATGAATACGTAATTGATATACTTATATAACATATCTGCAAGAGCTTCGCAACCTAACTTAGGTAGTATGGTTAACTTCATAATGCCCCGTCGCTCACCTTCTTGATACCAATCAAGATGTGGATCATTTTCTGCTACCAATTGTCTATGATCAAACCAACCCTCAAGCGATTCCTTCAATGGCCTAAGAGACCCATAATCGACGCACCAGTTCCTGACATCTAATTCATTAGATCCAAAGAATAACCTGATACTGAAAGCATATCCATGATTCAGATTGCAATGAGAGTCGGCCAAGGGTTGCCTATAGGCACATGGAAATGCGTCTACCCATTCTTTGGTGGAAACATACTTGTAAGCAACTGGTGTCATTCTCGTAGCAACCTTTCAACTTTTTGCATCCGCAACACATCTGCAGCAACATCGTGTGCCGAATTATGTTTGATGAAAATTCTGTCCCATTTCATTTCATCATCGATGGGGCAGAAGCTGTTTCTCTTTAGTTTAAAATCAAACCTCGTGTCAAGATATGTTCTAACATCTCTAACAGCCCAAAAAGGCAACAATTCATCGAATGCCTCTTTGCTAGATGCTTCTTCGAACATCCGTTGAACCAAAAGAGGATCAAAGGCATTTGATCTCGACCACCAATAAGCAGGTGTCTTGTTCGTAAGGTATTTAGTAAATTCTTGAACCGCGCTCTTGACTGAATGCCCACGGCTGGGATGTAGCAATTGATTTAGAGCAGCTTGCCCCTGATCTTCCCAAAATTGAAGATCTTTCTTCTTGAATTTCTTTCCTTCGTCTATCTGCTCTTTGATGTTTAAATTGATTGTCTGAATAGATTCAATGAGCTCTTCGAAAGTATAAGGATCTTCTGATGTGAAACGATCCCAATCAAACAGCAGATAAGATATGTTGACGATAGGACATGTAAAAATTGATTGCCCTATAGTTTCTGCATCTAAGATAAAATGTCTATTCAATCAAACCTCCCAAGGAAAGACAAACCATCGGTTGTCTTCGTTTCTGTCTACTTTTGTATGGAAGAAATCCACCTTCGTGTCTTGCGCAGTATTATATACCAATGCAGCAATTCGAATGTTTTCAACCACTAATGATTGACGAATAGTAGAATCCCAATCTGCAAGTATTTCACGAATAGTATCTCCACCATCTACAATATCATCTACTAGCAAAACTCTCTTTCCGCAGTTGATGTCCTCTGGTATCCAGCAATTCGATTCATTGCCACAATTTAAATCATCTCTAGACGACCAATGAATCATCTGCACGGGAAGTTTCAGTTTGTGTGACAGGTGAACGGCAGGTATTGCGCCTCCTCTAACTACACCAACGATATAATCTGGCTTCCAATTTACAGATTTAATCTGTTTGACTAGATCATCAATTGCCTCCAAAAAAGTATCTTGGTTATAGTCTATAATGTTGGTAGCATCTAAATTCATCATTTCCCTATCACATTTCCATATACATAACAATGAACTCTAGCAGAAAAATGATACCCTCTCTTTATCGCTTCATCTGCAACTTCTGCTGCTATATCCTTTTGATCTTCTAACTGACCACCCGCAGGCATAACCCAAATTGGGCAATTAACTCCTGCCTTTCGATACTGAGCTATAACCTCTTCCATTTCTTCCCATTGTCTATCCTCGGTCCCAACCACAAACTTCAAATACCCCTTGCTACTCAATCTTCTAGAATAAGAAGCGACTATATCTGGCTTAATCGCCTTTTCATTCTGTTCGCCACTAACTGTGAACAACTTAGGACTAACAGAGAACAATAAGCGAACAGAACTTGAATACGATCTGAAGTAAGCAACAAACTCTTCACTTAGCCGTTGAGTCCCATTTGTCTCGAATGTGATATATCGAGGGATATTATGATCTTTACGCTTGTTCGTTCCTGGAATGAAACCCCCAGGATACTTCTCAAGCGCTCTCAACAAATTGATAGTGTGTGTTTGATTGGCCGGAATCAATGGTTCACCACCAGTGAAACACAATTCAGTTTCCATCTTTGAACCATCGTGAAGAAACGTACCTTCTGGGTTTCGTTCTGATGTGATAAGATCCATCAATTTTCGAGCAAGATTGTCTGGCGTATCTTGGTGAGTCAAATGTTTGAATTTCTTTGCCCACGTATATGATGAGTCGCAACCATATTTCCATACGGGAAGGTCTTCTAATCTATTGACATTTTTAGGGTCAAAGTCTTTATAAGGGAGAAGATATGTCTCTGGATTAGTAGGGTCTTTTTGGCCAAATCCTTGACATTGTAGATTACAAGACCAATACCTCAACCATAAGGTATTCCTTCCAGTATGGGCACCTTCACCTTGCGGCGAATGAAAAATTTCACTATATGGGATAATATTCAAAGATAACTCCTATTGCTTACTAACTTAAAGCAATATTTAGGCTTTGTCAAGCTCTTTCTTCAACTTCTTCCATTTGTTTAATGCTTGCTCTCTATGGATGTAGCTTGCTTGATCTATATGTCTTATTCCATCAAGATGTGCTATTTCATGTTGAATGGATCTAGCGACAATACCATCAAACGCCTCAATAGTCGTATTGCCTTTTGGGTCGGTATACATTACGCGGATTCTTCTAGGACGTTTAATCTTTACCAACAAACCAGGAAAACTAAGACATCCTTCTTCCAGCATAATAGATTCAGAAGAAGCATCTACTATCTTTGGGTTGAACATCGGTATCAGTTCTTCTCCTAGAACCACCATTACCCTATAAGATAATCCTACCTGGTTAGCGGCCAACCCTATACCTTTGTTATCTATCATGATTTGAGCCATATCTGAAACCAAATCTAATGGATTCATTGGTGGATTAGCGAAATCAAATTTTTCAGTAGGCATTCTAAGGACAGGATCATCCGAACTTACTAACTTCATTAAATCAAGTCCTTCCAATCATAATGATGAGATTTGAATCTCGAAAGAGTCAATTTAACATCTCCTTCTTGATATTGAAGTTCACCGGTTTGCTTATTGAAGGAAATCATGTTGCTTGCGTTGAATTTAGCAAGAACATACTCATCTTCATCATCATAGTAACCAATCTCAAACTCTTCAATGAAAGGATTCTTCTCCAAGAATTTAGGATAGGTGGTACTTTGCACTTTACCCTTTACCTCAAGGGCAATCTTGAATTTGTCTTCATCTTTATTATCTGGTCTAGTGTTAATGAAGCGAATCACATCAAGAGGAGATTCGTTGTATCTAGACATTTCTTCTACCATTGCCTTTAGCATGTCGAAATTGAAGCTTCTAAACAGCTTTGAGAAAGAAACGATTTGTTTGATGTGCTCTTCGCTCACGGAATGGTCTTCGCAGTATTCTTCAATAGCAGCCTCATCCAAACCCGCAAATTCAAGATAGTAATAGAACCTTCCAGGGCGATTTTTCATATGAGAATTGATCTTCCAAGGATCATTGCAACTGACAATGAACATCTTTTTAGCAGGGAATACCCCATCAAAAAGAGTTAACACAGATTCTTGTTCTTTGTCTGCATACGTCTTTTCAAATTCATCAAAAAGCACAACACAAGGCTGATCGATATCTTGAATGAATTTGTTGAACGTTTCTCCATTCCAATTTTGATTGATCAAAATGGTAGGGATGTTTTCCGAATGTGCCCGAATCGCCAATTCTTTAGCAAGCAATGTCTTTCCAGATCCCTTGTCACCTACCAACATCACACCAGTTGAAACATCTCTATCTTTATAGGTGTTAAAGATTCTATCAGCATTCTGAACAATGGAACCATAATACTTATTCAAAGGTTTGAAGTCATGGGTTGTTTCCAGGTAATAAGTATCTTCATCTTTCTTATACATAACGACATATGTTCCGGCAGGCAATCTATCACGAACATCAATTGCATCCGCTCCAGCAATAAGAAACGTGTTACCCTTTTTGATATAGTAGCTCATTATTACTCTTTAACCACTTCTGCTATCTTGCTAAAATTACCATCTTTCTCGAACCGTATGATCCGATCGAATTGATCATTGTACTTACCCGAATGTGATATGATTATCACATTCTCATCAATCTTCATGGTTCCTAGAATTTCCATCAAGTTTTCAATACCGGCAACATCGACCGCCGAATCTAGGATTTCATCCATAATCAACAAGTTCGTCGCAACCGAATTTCTCATCTTCGCAATGCTTCTCCAAGTAAGAAGCAACGCCAAGTTAAGTCTTGCCTTTTCTCCTTCCGAAAAAGACTCATATGTGAACGTATCTCTATATCTAGATTTGACTGTTTCATTGAAGTTTTCATCCAATGTGAAATCAACGAACAGATCCAACTTCTCCAAATATCGATTCAACAACTTATTGATTATCGGAACATACTGGGATATGATTTTGGTTTTGATCCCAGTATCCTTCAACAGTTTTGTTGCCAGGACAAGAACAGACTTTTCTTGTAGCAAACCTTCTTTCAGACCGGTAACAGTTTTATGTTCTGCTGTCAAGCCCGAAATGTCATTTTTCGTTGAAATTTTTTCTGTTTTCTCTCGGAGTTCAGCGATCTCTGTTTCCAATATGGTGATGTATTTTTCTGCTGAACGAATCTCATGTCTCTTGGAAGAGATATCGTTGCCCATTTCTGTGATTTCAACCATCAACGAGTTGAAGGACGTTAGTTGCTCATTGACCTCATTCATTTCATTAACCAACATACTCAAAGCAGATTCCAGTTCTTCATTCTTTTCATTATGCACACGAATCTTTTTTGTTTTGAAATCTTCATCGATTTCTTGACTGCAAGTAGGACACACATTGTTTGAATTAAAGAATTGAAGTTCTGATTTGATGTGTTTGACCTTCTCTTTCAATGCGGATTCATATTGTAGAAGCTTCGTTTTCTTCTTTGAGAATGATTCCTTATCTGGAAGTTTGCCTTCCAACTCTTCTGATTTGGCGATTAAACCCAATACATCTTTTCTAATCTTGTCAGCCGACTTCTCATATTCCAGAATTTTGGATTCCTTGACGTCAATCATTAAAGATACATCCTTTTGCGTTTCTTCTAGATGCTTCTTCTCTGCTTCGATTTTTAATTCTAATAGATCAATTTGGTGTTCTACGTCATTGACCGAAGAATTGTTATCTGAAATCCTAATCTTCAGCAACTCATTCATAACCGTGAACACCTGAATGTCTAGTAAGTTCTCTATGACTTTTCTTCTGTCTCCAGCAGTCAATTGCATGAAGGGAACGTAGTTTGTGGGCCCTAGAACAACATTTTGAGAGAAAGCCTTGAAATTCATTCTCAGTACTTTCTCTTCTAGATATCGTTGATCTTCTTTAGTTCCTTCTGCTTCTCTCTTTGTGCCGTTTTTGAATATCTCAAAAACGGTGGGCTTCATTCCTCTTCGAACTTGATATTCATCATTCCCAACCCTAAAATCCAATTCAACTAAAAGACCTTTGTTGGTAATCGAATTAATAAGTTGAGGTAAATTGATAGACCTCAATGCCTTTCCATATAGAGCGTAAGTCAACGCTTCAATCATGCTAGATTTACCGCTGCCGTTATTTCCGACTATCAACGTAGCACGAGCAGAAGTAAAATCGATGACTGTGAATTGATTACCAGTGGCCAAAAGATTTTGGTATCTGAGCTCCTTAAAAATTATCATGCAGATTCCATTCTAGAAGCTTCATTGTACAATTCCACCATCACTTCTTTAAGTCTAGGAGTAGATATAGTGCTTTCGAGATCATCTATCGACTTCATGATTATAGTCATGGTATCCTCAACATCTTCAATCTCTTCGGTTGAAATCAGAAGTTCGATTGGATTTTCTGTTATTTTGACGTCGACGGCACCACCTTCTTCGACGTGCTTAACGAATGCATCAAACGTCATTTCGCTACTTTTTGATGCTACTACTATCTTGACATATGTGTCTTTAAAGACACTCGTGTCTATGTTTAGTAGTTCTTCTGCCGAACATTTTGTGTCATCATATTCTATCTTGTGGAACATGGTAAAAGGATTTTCAATGAATGTCAAGTCTCTATCGTTTAGATCCAAGATATGAAAGCCTCTAGGATCGTCAAAATCAGACCAGGTTAACTCATAAGGAGTCCCAACATAAAAGATCGACCCATCGGAAGATCGATGATGATAGTGACCTGTCAACACCATATCAAATTTATCAAAGATAGATGCAGGCATCCCTCCTTCAGCCGGCAATCCTTTATACATGCAAAAGCCAGATAATGCTAAATGACCAAGGCAAATCTGGGCCTTGGTGCTTTTTATTATAGATCGAACTTCTGATTCATTTTCATTACAAATCCATGGTAAGATGAGAAATTTCTCATGTTCGATTTCATATTCGACAGGCTTATCAATTATGACAACATTATCATACTCTGGTAGTAAAAGAGCAGGAGCACTGATTTGACATGATCCTTTATAGTAGATATCGTGGTTGCCTACATTACAAACGATTTTGATATCTCTTTTCTTCGCTTCGTCGAAGAAGTATTTCTTACATCTATCCAGAGTATAGAAGTTGACGTTTTTCTTCTTGTCAAACATATCTCCTAACTGGAAGATAGTATCGATCCCATTCTTATCTAAGTAGGGAAACAATATCTCTGAATAGAATTTTTCAAATCTATCATGGAATACATTGCTATCGCCTCTTACACCGAAATGAGTATCACCGAGTATACATACTTTAGTCATTTTCTATGAACTTTTCTACTCCTACTGGTTTCTTTTTCTTCGCTGGCTTCTTCTTTTGACCATACTTTTCTTCTAAGCTGGCCAGCTTATCCATTTCCATTTCTGACATAACAGATTGATAAAATCCTTGGTCATCTGCAGACATTTCGTTGATGTTGTTGAAGAGCATATGATCTTCCATGCTCTTATATTTCACATACGATTGTTTCTTTTCTGCGTCTATTCTTCGTATGAAAGCATAATAGCAGGTTTGGGTGTAATATGCAAACGGATTTGTGGATTTTTCTGGATTAAAAGAATGGAGATACGCCAAGCAGTTCTCTATCGCATCTGAAATCATTTCAGACTTATAGCTATAGCCAGAGAAGCTTGGTTTTCTGGCCAGGCCATGTGCTATTTCACTTATACATAAGCCAAGGTAGTTACTAATCCTGGGCAATGGCATATCGTTGGCTTTTGCTTCCTTGTATGCGTAGTGATATTTGCTTATCTCTTCATAAAACTTAGCATTATCGACGTAATTGACAGGTGTTCTTTTTTTGTTCATAGGTTCACTTCATAGATTCTGTAATCAAACTTTTCTTTGTCATATATTGAAGCACGAACTTCAAAATGTTTGAAGGCAAAGTTCTTTGCCTTCTTCCAGGTTATGTCATCAACAATATCATACATATACGCCTTGCTCTTAGATTCGTGCTGTCTAAGCATTCTACCGATAGCCTGCAGTAAACGGATGCTCCCTTTCATTGGAGCAGCAGATATCATATGATGAAGTTTCCGAATAGAAATTCC